GCACCAATTCCTCCGGGTTTCTTGCGACCACGAGACATTAAAACAAACTCAGGTGTAACTTGGTACAACTCACCATTCTCATCGATATGCTGATAGTGTTCAGCAAGATCATCCTCAGACCCTCGACGTTTCTTCATCACATAACGAGCAACATAAGCACAAGACTGAAAACTCACCTCACCAACAGAGGCGAATCCAAGCCCCCACGCTTTATCCAATACAGCAGACTGGTATAAACGATTACCATTACGAATAGAGATAAGCTCAAGTTTACCGAGCTTAAGACCAAACAATAAAGCATGATAGTGAGGACGACCAAGTTTCTCGCCATACTCACCACAGGCAAAATAACGAAACGACTGTGCGGTTTGCTTTCGCAACCGTTTGAAGAACAACTGCAATTCTCTCCGGGATATGGATCGATCATTGGGTAAATGCTCCTGATCATACGTTAACGTTACAAAATGATTTTCTTCATGCATCTGGGATTCATGCATACAACGAAGCGCCCACTGTCGGGAATAATCAATCCGACAACCTACACAGCGTCCACAAGGCACAGCCAATTCTTCACCAAAACCAAACTCTTGTTTAAACACTAAAGGACGCTTTCCGCTATCAGGATTAACCACCCGACCCGGCCACGCCCGAATCGGATGGTAACAGGTCAAAGTCTAATACCCCCACGCATAGGACGGTTATTCACATTGCGAATATTGGTTTTACCGCCCTTGCGGTAAACCTTCCCAGACTGACCACGACTTAACTTTTTACGTTTCATAGAACCTCCAAAAAGTAACAAAAAAAGACTACCACCCTTTCAGGGTGTCAGTCCACACATTAGACATCAAGTAAAGGCATGTGTGGACGGACAGCAAATTAGGCAGTCCCAGTTTCCGAACCCTTCGGGTCGGGATAATTAGGAGCACCTGAAGGCGCTCCTCGACGGTCTAAACCGTCATTACCTTGGAGAATACCCAAGGATCGCATTTCCTGCTCATTGGCTGGATTTTGTACAAATCCAAGGAAAGAAGCAGGATCATTATGAAAGCGAGAACGAATATTCGCCGGAAGCCCGTCAAATTGCTCTTGAGCCGATTTCACGAGAAACATAGCCTCCTGAAAATCTTGAGCAGAGATATCGTCATAACGGCCAGAATTGGCTGAAGCATGACGAATAAAACCAGTACGCTGGTAATTACGAAGAATGTAATTCATATCACATTCATCCTTATGGCACTGTTCAGTAAGACCCTCACCACAATCAATACCGACTTTAACGGTCGGACGATAGGCTTTACGAATAGTTAACACTTCATCATGATCACGCATAATTATCTCCCTTTCATCAACAATGATTTAATAACGGCCAAAATACCAACAGCATCCTTACCCATACCAAGATTACGCAACTGCTCAGTAATAGATGCCTCATAGGATCGAATAACAGCTTCCGCCTTCTTAATTTTCTCGTCTTGAGTAAGGTTCTTAACACGAGAAATTGACTCGGTAATCTCCTGATCGAGTTTATCGATTTGTTTCATAATCAAAGATTGCTGCTTGTTATTAACGTCGATATGAGACTCTTTCAGATACCGATCCACCTCTTGGGTAGTAATCGAAGATCGGTTCAGGTCACCTTGCGTTCTCTGCAAATCGACCTGCGACTCAGTTTGTCGCGTCTGATTCACCGCAGACATAGCACCAATAGCAGAAGAAACAGCAGAAGAGATAACATCCCGAATCTGGGCTTGTTGGTAAGAACCACCGCCACTAGAAGAAGCAGAAGGCGCAGACGCTTGAGCAGAAGAGCCTTGTGGCGCGCCATCACCACGAGCGGCAAGAATAGGATTAAGACCAGCAGCTTTTAAATCGGCAATCTGCCGCTGAATAGCGGTATTAGACATATACGTATTATAAAGTCTCGATTTCTTCGCTTCGCTCGCATTAAATTGACGAGCTTTCACGGCTTCCGCCGAGTTATATTCTAACGAACGATCAAACTGTTGAGCGGTAAGAGAATTAGCCTTATCCGCTTGTGCAGCTTGTGCAGAATTAGCCCTACTAGCTCCAATTAAAGATGCTGCTGCAGCGATACCTCCAGAAATTATGGATCCCCACATAAAATAACCTCAAAATAAATCCCCTCCTGCCCGGAGGGGATGGGAAGAAAAAGCGGCTTAAAAATGGTCAATAAGCCCCGGAACACTGTAAATCGGCATAGGCCGCGCGCAACGGTAGTTGTAATAACAATCCATTAAAAAATCAGGTTCGGTAGTGACCGCCACGACCCGATCCATCGGAGGATTCTCTTCGATGAAAGTCTGGTTAAGAGACGGCAAAGACGTGAACTCTTGGGACAAATGCCACGCATCCAAAGAACCAGAAGCAGTAGAACGAAGCTTGCCAGTAATCTGGCTAGGCTTGTAGCGATACTCTGCCCACCGCTCTTGATAACCAAACACTTTAAGATTGTCGACAGTACCCGTCGAACCAGTATCAGTAGCAGGATTTTGACAATACAATTCCTGCGTTAGAACGGCCTGTTCGCCAATATGAGCCAAAGCAGGCCAGTAAAAATCATATCGAGTAGAACGAGACCACATGCGATGTAAACCTTGCTGATAAGTCAAATCAGCTCGAACAGAAGCAATACCCATCACATAGCCATGCTCAGTAAAGGACTTGGTAAAGCCACCATTGTTCAACATAGCCACGCCGTAACCGGCTAAAGTACCCTGCGGAGTAGTATTCGACTCAGAGGTTTGAGGCACCGACGTAATATTAATACGGGTAGATGACCCACCAAGAAACTCAGGTCGATAAGTAACATCATTAAATTGAACACCAAAATGGGCTTTAACAATTTCCGCATAGCAAGTACCAGAACGAGCATCACGCTCTAGAAGCTTCTGAATTTGGAAGGCTTCACGCAACTGGTTAATAGTTGCTGCAGTAGCAGTAGAAAGGTCGGCATAAATCCCAGGGTAACCCGGATTATCAGGATCTTCACGAACAGCAAAACGATCGTTAGATGTAGCAGTACCAGCCATAGTAGAAGAAGAAGAGGCATAACTAACCGTACCAGAGCCACCAGACTCATAAACAGTCAAAAGAGTGGAATCATAACCATCGGTCAACTTACCGATACCTAAAACATTGGCAGAAGTACCTAATGGCAATTCAACAGAATCGCCCTTTTGAAGCCATGGAAGGCAAGAGGTAAAGTAATCGTGCCGTTTACCACGGCGGCGAAGCGAATAAGAAGAAGCTAAATCGGGGCCATCACCAACTGCAGGATATACATTTGCAGTAATTAAGTTCTGATCCTTATACCACTCATGGTAAATAAGGTAGTAAGCACGTAATGGCAAGGCAGAATGTCGATAATCAGGAATACCTGTTGGTAGACCCAAATAATCAAAAATAGACCCGACTGAATAACCAGTGGTAGCAGTAGCAGCGATATAAGGAACTTCATAATCAGTAGAAGCACCAGCAGTGACCTGCTCACCGCAAAATTTGCGCCAATTTGACCAAACAAGACGATTAGGAACAAAGAAAAAATGAACATCCAGAAACATATTATCCATAATTGGATAAAGGGGAGTATTCAAACGAGCAAACATCGTAGGATTTAACGAAATCGTATCCCCCGGTAAAACCTCATCCAAAAAACAAGGAACCAGATAACCAGCGTCAAACGTAGTTTTAAACCCATGGGAACGATCAAAGGACGAACGAGGAATTTGTGGTGCAGGAACATTTGAAAAGTTGTGATCCATTACAGACTTCATAAATTATCTCCAAAAAAAGGAGGCCCGAAGACCTCCAACAGGGGTTGAATTAAACCTATTCCTTAAAGGACGATTCCATAAGAGCCCGAAATTCATCCACCAATGCACCCAACTCATGAATAGGCTTAGGAGTCATATACTGTAAACCATTGCCTAAAGTACGAGGTGGAACAGCAGTAATAAGGCCGTTGCTGTCGTCGAAAGTACCAACACAAAAAAGAGTAAATTGATCAGGATGCTTCGAAAGATTCGAATTACCATCGCCGTTGATATTATCAGCGAAAGCACGAAGCGCCACAGCGTCATTATGTAGAAAAAAAGGCGTTGCATAAGCTTTGGCCCCTTCATCATAAATTGTATACATATTTAATTGCATAATTATTCCCCTTCAAAGTTACGTTTAAGAAGCCCAACTTGGGCTTTTTTACAATTCTCCCGAGTTTTTAAACGCTCTGGAGTATTATCGACAGGGTCGATAAATTCCTTACGACGATTTTTACGTTCTTCAAAATCAACATGGAAAACATCTTCCAAAATATTGTCGTAATACCGTGGCAATTTCATCTTTACGCCACCAACAGTAACAAAATCTTTATCAGTATCGCTTGCATATTTCTCCAACCAACCAGCACCAATTCCTCCGGGTTTCTTGCGACCACGAGACATTAAAACAAACTCAGGTGTAACTTGGTACAACTCACCATTCTCATCGATATGCTGATAGTGTTCAGCAAGATCATCCTCAGACC